TTAAATGACCAGCTTTACCCATTCCTGGCCGCGAGTGTCGTTGTATCGATCTGTTGTTGCCTGCACTTTATGACCCAGCAGTGTTTTAGTGTCGATCCCCTGCGCGCGGTACAGCCGTTCAGCTAGCGAGCGTTGCTCGTGAAAGGTTGTTGGCGTTTTTCCTGCTGGTGGATTAACCCCTGCCATATCCCGGGCAACTGCAAAATAATCACTCAGATTATCTTTACTCATTGGCTGGCCTTTTTTCTGCTGCCGGCTGTGAACCAGATAGGGGCTAACAACCCTGTCACGACAACCGGCAATGACTTCTTTAAGTGTCATGCCCACGGCATCGCAATGAAGGGACAGTGGCAGCGCCAGACGCATATCAGTCTTACCCTGAACGACATGCAAATGACCGTCCCAAACGTCGGAGAATTTCATTCTGACAATATCCTCTCTTCGCTGGCCAGTAACCAGAGCGAGAAGCATGGCGTTCCTGTTGTAATGCCCTTCTGGGGTAACATTGAATATGGCTCTCCAGTCCTCGATGCTGAGTCTGGCGCGGGTTACTTTCGGTACCGGTTTGCGTGTCGCCGCCGGAGGATTCCAGCCCGGTGGAACTTCTCCTGCATGTTGTGCTTCACGATAAATATCTACCCATACCACGCGGTTATTTAACGCGGTGCTGGTCTGCCCCTTATCAAGCCATTCTTCAAGAATCAGGGAGAAATCCCTAACCTCCAGACTACGCAACGGATGATTACCAAGTCGACCGACCAAAAGGTTAGCCATTCTCATTTTTTCTTTGAGTCGGGTTTCTGACAAATCACCATTTTCTACACGGGTACGCTGTACTTTTTCATAGCGAACAACCCACGCTTTTAAACTAATCCCACGCGCCTTATTTGATGATGGTCTTTCATCTATTTTCTTCAGGAAATAATCAGCCTCAGCTGCTGCCAGTCTCTGATTGGCAGTGGACGCTATCTTTTCTGCTTTGATTTTATCGGTCCCAAGTCCATGAAATTTTCCGGTCACCGGGTTTTTATATTGGTAATAGGTTTTATCGGTGCGGCGATCAAACCGGGCGTAAAGCCCGGGTATAGATATGCTATTTTTTCGTGGCCTTGGTGACATGATCCAGGATCTCCTTTAACGCATCATCATCGTCATCGTGAATTTCTGGCGCCACGCCGACAGCACCTGGGCCAACATACACGGCATTGCGATCAACGCACCAGCGACCGCATATTTTTTCAGGCTTTGGGTTTATGTATCCCAACTTGCCATATTTCACCAGAGTGGTATTCGTTATGGAAAAGCCGAATCGACCGGTTTTCCATTCCGTCAGCGGTATCAGAAATTGTTCACTCATAGCCATCACTCGCGATAGCCAGCTATTACAATACGCGCAACAGCCGGCACTGGTTGATATTCAATAATCAGTTTGCGGTCAGACGTTGCCAGATTGCGGAGACGTATTTGACCTGATGCCTGGCGTCAGAAAGTGCATTGTGCATATCACCTTCAAACGGGATGTCGAAGCGCGGATTGATACCGACAGATTTACCCAGTTCAACCATGGTTCTTACGTCCCTGTCATTCCAGAACGGAACAGCGAAGGGGGTATCTGTTAATGCGTATGCGCGGCGAAGAATGACGTTATCAAACGAACATCCATTACCCCATAACTGAACTGTGTGGCTTCCATTAGCTGCATTTTCAGCAATAAAGTCAGCCAGGAGTTCAAGGGTCTCTAGCAACCCCATGGCTTCATCAACAAGAATGGCCGAGCGGGCTTCAGATGATTGTTTTAACCACCACTGAATTGTCGACGCATCCGGTTTCATGCCAAACGACATCGATGATTCAAGACTGACAACCTGGTAAAATTCGGCACCAGTGTTACCCGTTGAAGGATCAAAAAATACAGCGCCGATAGAGACTATTGGGGCATCAGGACTGTTGCCCATAGTTTCCATATCAACCATCAGGTGAGTATAAAAAGCGTTCAGTGGATCCGCATTAATATGGTGAACGGGTTCATTATTCAGGGAAGCTGACGCGTCACCAGTAGCATCAGCGCTTTTAACTGGCAAAACTGCTGTTTCGCTCTGAGACACTTCAGGATTAGCTTTGATTTCGTTGTTGTCAGTTTCTTCCATCTGCACATCGCTGGTGGCTTCCTCTGTATTGGCATGATGTATTTTATCCTCGACGGCGCGCTGGCGTACCTGGTCTACGACAGAAAGCGCTGGCGCTGGCTGGCTCCCCATTAGGCCATCGATGGAGAACACTCCGTTGCCCATGTTGGCGATTGCTGGTTGTTCGATTACAGCGTTCTGTTCAGCTGTGACTTTCTCGTTAATTTCGTTTTCCCAGCTTTTTTCTGGCACGTGACCGGCTGCCGCCAGGGTTTCTTCAGTTGGGTGCTGGTGGTCGGTTTCAGTCAGGTTCTTATTGATGTAACGGCTCAGCAGTTCCGGGAAATGGTGAGCGTTTTCTTTTGCACTGCGAATAAGCGCGAAAATTGCGGCACGGGAATAATCCAGGATGCCAGCGCGTTTGCGCAAGGCGGCGGACCACTCCTTGAACGGGCTTTCGTTTTTAGCAATGATCTCTTTTGCACGACGGAAAACGCCGCCTGGGATATCGTAGATGTTGAAATCCATTGGAAGTGTGGCCAGCGCAATATCAATGTCCAGAGTTTCCAGCGTGTGGACAAGTTCCGGGTTACGATCGGTCTTATTGCCGCCACCAGCGTTGGTTCCGGTATCAGAACGCTGAATCTGTGATACACGATTGCCCTTACACCACTCTTTAACCAGTAACCCGCGGTCAATGTGTTCAGTACTGAACCAGGCCTTAAAGAACTGAATTACGGTAGACAGATCCACTCGTTTACCATCAACCGGGAAAATAGTTTTTAGCGCGCTGACAATTTTCCAGATATCGATCTCTGGCGCTTTTCTGAATGGTTCTACGTTCTCGGCTGCAAGCAGCAGGTTTTGCACGTAGCTGTTATCCACATCCAGCTCGAGTTCCTGAATGGTTTTCTTCTGCTCAGTATCAATATGGTAAGCATATTCATCAGAAATAAACTGAGCTAAAAGACGCTGGCGTAGCGGGAGAGTCGCAACGGTAATGAGCTCTGGCGTTACAGGTGGAACGGTGGGTTCATCACCCACAATTCGTGCTTTCTTATCGTTAACCCACTCCTGCACGGTATGAGTCCGCGCTTTCGGTTCCGCAATCCATTCGGTAATAAATTCCTCAAATGAAGCGACGGTATAGACCAACTCACGATCGAAGACTTCTTTTATTGCGTTTGCCAGGTTCCACTCGACATGAGCAGAAAGCTCTTTCACAGCCGGCACATTCGCAACGGCCAGTAACAGGTTTTGTACATAGAGATTATTTTCGTCAAATTCCATTTGTCCGATCTGGACGTGCTGCGCTTCACTGATTTCCTTCTCTTCAGTGTCATTGACCAGGTGCGCAATCAGTCGTTGAGACAGGCGCAGGCGAGATATGGGGCGGAGCAATGCTGGTGCATCGCCGGTGGGTACATTAGTACTGGCGGTTTCAGGTTTTTGCTGGCCGGTAGCCCCCTGATTTTCATTCTCAGGCTTCTGTTTCGGTTGCCATGTTTGCTGGTCTTCTGCCAGTTCGTAACGATCGCACCATGTGTCATCGAGTGCGTTTTCCTCTGGGAGATCGTCAACAACAAACCAGTTGGTGCGGACAGGTAATTGATAGTCAGCGCCACGTCCGACGGCAATACCGTTGTCTTCGAGAATATTGAGGATTTCGCGTTCTGCGCGGGAATCTGATTTCGCAGAGAACCAGCAAAACAGGTTTTTTGCCTCAGTTGCTTTCGCTTTGGCTTTAATAAGATACGCATACGTTAACATTGCGTTCGGGCTCCATTGGATTGTAAGATACCCGGCAGCTGATGATCGCCGCCTAAGGTAGTGGTTATTGGTCAAAACTCGTTCCGGAAAGCTTTGGTCGGCTGACCGGGTACTTAACCCGCCTTGCGCGGGTTTTGTGCTTTATGGGGTAGGTGATTTTCCCTGCGCCAGCTGCGCGACGGGAACCCACTCCAAAGCATTCAGCACGGGTTCAAATGAATCAGGCGTGTTTGTTACGGCGCGAACGACGTCAGCCACGCTGGGGTTTGCTTTGCTAAGGTGGTACCCGCCACCAGCACCACGCTGGCTGGTGACGATTTCACTGGTGCGCAGTTTCGAGAAAATCTGCTCGAGGTAAGACACAGACAGCTTTGATTCCTTACTGATAGATGCGATGGAAACAGGGCTGCCGTTGTAAATCCTGTTGAGGATGGCAACGACCTGAACAGATGCCACCACACGTTTCATTCCAAACTCCATAGTCACTTCCTTACTGATGTTGGCAACAGCCATTGGTCAAACTCGTTATGAACGAACCGCAGTCTGTTGGTCGGCAGACGGGTCGCCCTTCTGGGCAAGCATGTAGCAAATCAGTCGAATGATTACTTCAATGCGATTTAGATGTACGGCCTGACACCGCACTGGTTTACGCGCAAAATCAATCATTTTGGTTTCCTTGTTTTACCTGTCATTTCACCATTTCAGGCTCGGTGGTAAGCTGGTATTTCCCATCTAGCCAGCAAGGACATAACAATGGCCGCTAGACCAATAAGTGTTTTTTGGTTCAAGAACCGTGCACAGTATGATTCCTGTAAAGAAGTTCTGACCGATTCATGGGTATTACCTGATGACTATCGGGACTGGCTCATCCGTTTCAATCAAATGATTGAGCGTTACGAACGTAGCGGTATCCAAGTTATTAAAATAGAGATAGAGCCCAACGAGTTCTCCGTTTGGTGCCTCTCCAATGGCTGTGAAATAAGCACCAAGAGCTGCAATGATTTCGCTGTTTTCTATGGCAGTAGCTATGCGATCCGCGACAGAGAACTTGATAGGGGATATGACTAAGCAAACCTTGCCTCCAACTTTAGTTATTTCGATCCTCATAATGTTTCCCTCAACATTCTGTCCCTGTGTCCAGTAACAGTGATACAGGGCGTTTCTTCATTTAGCCTTATCGCTGGCAAGCGGAACGGTACTGACTGCTGCGCATTAATGTTCGCCATCTCATCCGGTGATTCGTATGCCGCCGGCAACTACTTCGTGGGCGTCCTGCCTCGATGACGTTTTTCAAACTGTGTTTATATTTAAACTCTAATTGTGTTTAAAAGTCAACACAACATGTGTTTAAGGTGGTGTGGATGATAATGATATGGGAAAAGGGAAGGTGAAAGGCATAAAAAAACCAGCCAAGTAGGCTGGTTAGATTGTTAAAAATTGTAGCTTAGTCGTCAGTTGGCTTTAATCGTCCCCGAAGGTACTTCTCGACATACTCATCAATTTCTTTCAGCCGCAATTGAAAGGTATCGATCATTCTGTCTTGTTCAGACTCCGGCAACTGGTCAAAAAGAGTAATCAACTTACGATGTTTTGGCGTTAACCATGATTCGGCGTGATCATCACCAAACATTAGCTCAGCCGGGCTAATTCCGAGAGCTTTAGATATCGTTATAGCGTCGTCAACGCCCACATTGCGGCGACCTGCTTCATAGTTCCCGATACGTGACTGAGCCCACCCACATAACTCTGCGAGTTTAGATTGCGACATATTTTTCTGTTCGCGTAGATGCTTCAGTCTGGCGGCAATTGCAGTGTTTATATTCATTACTGATTTTTACCACGTTACGTGTTAACGCTCAAAGAACGTTTCGTCTTGACTATCTAACACATTATGTGTTTAATTCAGCTAAACACTATATGTGAGGACAAGATGAACAACATCGCTAAAGAACGGCAAGCGCTCGGTTTAACTCAAGAGCAATTAGCCAAATTATTCGGGTGGCGTCAGTCAAGGCTCTCAAATTATGAGAACGGAACACGTCAGCCTGGCCTACCGGAATGCAGATTGATTGTGGAGAAGCTTAACGAGTTAGGGTGCACCTGCTCTCTTGATAGTGTATTTCCGCCACAAAGCGAGGTCTGAAGGATGCAATCAGTAGCTTATACCCATAATAAACCACGAGTAGCAGCTGCGGTGAAATCGCAAAATCAATTTAAACCCCAGCGACGTGACAGTATCCAGCACCGTGCCATATTGGCTGCCGTTCGTGAATGGGAATCGACATTACCTGGGCAGGCGCAGGAACGTATCGCTCAGCTGGTGGCTGAAGAGTGGGCCAAAGCAGATGGCCGAGGAATTGCAGTTAATAAACAGAATTTATTCCGATATCTGAAAAACGAGGGCGGTTCGGAAAAGTACACGGCTTACGTTATGCAGCTGTCAGGTTCAATTATTGCTGCTATGCCAGTTCAGATCGCCAGAAAGCACGGGTTAAGTAATGCGAGCACAGAAGCAGAGCTGGTGGCGAACGCTATCAAAGAGTGCAGTGAGGCACACCATGCGAAATTAATCGGCGCGCCATTACAAAAGCTCGAGAAGGAAATTCGTGAGGCGGCAATCGCATTGTTCAACATGTTACCTGCTGACGCGGCGGGACCACTACTGGCGAGTATAAGCGCCGTAGCGCCGCAATTGTTTTAATCGAGTTTTGACCAATGACCATTATTACTGCAACTTGCGGGGTGAAGTATGCCTAATCCTTTGGCTAAGGCCATGCCTAAGAGTAAGGCTAGTAACGAGCCTTACCGTAAGGTGAAGATCACCATGTGGGATGATCCTAAGTTTCGAGCCTTATCACCACTCCCGCCAAGTGGGCAGAGTCTGTTTATTTACCTGCTTACGGGTCCATTCACAGGGATTATTCCCGGGCTGTATAAGGCGGGAAGGGCGGCTATGGCTGAAGAATTAAACTGGGATGTCGAAGCCTTCGACTTAGCCTTAGGCGAAGCCATAGCGTTAGGTATGGTGGAAGCAGATCTTAAAGCCAGAGTTTTTTGGTTGCCTAACGCGGTGAAACATAACCCTCCAGCATCAGTGAACGTGATCAAATCATGGGCAAGATCGTTTGAATTACTGCCTGAATGTTCACTGAAAGATAAAGCATATGAAGCTCTCAAAGCCGCCTGCTACGGGGTTTCTGACGCTATGGGGATGGCTTTTGATAATGCTTTCGCTTTGTCTAAGGATAAGGCTAAGCCTTTGGCTAAACCTTTGCCATCAGGTATCCAGAAAGCAGTTAGCAGTAAACAGATCTTAAACCCCTCTCTTAACGCCGGCGCGATGAAAAATTCGAATGGGGATGAACTGCCATCCCCGGCCATGCCCCGATACCTGGACGGTGTTGATGAACCGATCGGGAAATTCAGCATGACAGATAGCTGGCTTCCCTCCAGAGACTTCCGACAGCGCGCTGCATCGTGGGGTATCTCCCTGCCTGAACCAGATTACCTTCTGACTGAACTCGCAGAATTCACCGCGTATTGGGAGTCGGAAGGGAAAGTTTTTACACAAATCCAGTGGGAACAAAAATTTGCCCGACATGTAACCCGGGTGAGAACGCAGGTAAAACCAGAAACCGGAGGTAACAGTCATGTGGGAGCAGGATCCGAACCAACAGCATCCCGGGCAGTTCAGCAAATTCAGTCAGCACACGCAGAGTGGCGCCGCAGGAATGGACTTGATGGCGACGGAAACAGCCTGGCGCCTGTGGCAGGTCATGGGGGAGGTGTATTCGAATCGATGGACCCAGAAGAACGGGGCGGAGCCTTCGCCTATCTGGATAGCCCAGATAGGTTCGATGACTGAACCTCAAATTCGGCTGGTCTGTCAGCAGTGCATGGAGCGCTGCGCAATGGGAAATACATGGCCGCCTGACCTGGCTGAGTTTGTTTCTCTGGTTTCGGAGAGTGGAGCTAATCCATTCGGACTGACGTCGGAACAGGTTATGACGGAATACCGGCGCTGGCGCAATGAGTCATATCGGTATTCAGGTAGCGATAAATATCCATGGCCTCAGCCAGTGCTGTATCACATCTGCATCGAGATGCGGAGAACGGGAGTAGAACGACAAATGACAGAGGGGGAGTTGAAACGACTGGCAGAAAAGTTACTTACGAAGTGGTCGAAGCATGTTGGAAATGGACTCAGTGTCCCACCAATTCGACGTCAACTGGCGGCGCCGCACCATCCGGCGGGACCAACGCCAGCGCAACTACTGATGGAAGAATACAAACGCCGCAAAGCGGCTGGTTTAACCAATTAAAACGAGTATTGACCAATGACCATAGAAATCTCTCAGAAAGATCGGGTAGCAATAGTGGTACGCCATACCCCGAACTGCGTATTACGTGATGTGTGTGAAGCGCTGGATATTCCATCCGGTACCGCGGGTAAGTTTCTGCGTGCGCTGGCTGTTAGCGGCACAGTCCTGCGTACTCATAACGGAACTCAGTATGTTTATAACATCGCTACGGATGCAGAAATACCCGATGTAAAACTGCCCTTCATGGAAGAGAAAAGCGATCCGGTTGAAACGCAATTAGCGGAGAAAATGGCGAAAGACCTGAAGTCCCGAGGACTCTGGCGGCGCGCGGCAAAGGTATATACCGACATGTTAGACATTGCCCGTAGTTCAGCTGAAGTGTCACGTATAGCGCAGCAACGTAATGAATGCCTACGTATGGCCCGGAGATGATCAGCATGCCAAGACCAAATACACCAGAAGAGCAGGCGGCACTTATCCGGGTGATCATCGAAGAGGTGAAAATCCGTGGGCGCTTAACTGTTAGTGAGGCATCACAGATGTTGTCGCTGCACCGTCAGACTGCTGAGAAGTATTTCCGCGTAGCAGCCGAACGCGGCGAACTCATTCGTTACGGTCGTCTCGGTCTGTTCCGGGACCAGAAGGCCGTGATTGAATTCGATCTCCAGCGATTCTCATACGGCTCGAGTAAGCCTGTGACTGAGTTGCCAGCAGATTTTCGGGGAAGTGCAGTTATGCGCCGGGTAATGGATATCGTGGGGAGAATGCCAGCATGAAACCAACATACGAAGAATTAGAGCAAAAATGTGCATTGCAGCAATCAAAACTGACTGCGATTAACGAGTTGATGAGTGTCGTGGAAAAGGCCAGTGATATCGCAAAAGCTGGTATCGAAGAGCTGCAATCACAAAACGCAGACCTTGCAGTACAGCTCGCTAACGCCGAGAGCAAGTGCAGGGAGCTGGCGGAGTTTAAATCGCATGTTTATGCGCAAATGGGTGCAGGGTGTGAAGCTCCAGTATTCGCCATAACCGAGGGGCTGAATAATCTACGCCGCTTCGCTGACACTCTCCACGCCATTGAGCGTGAATTCTTTACCAAAGAAGTCCCTGATGAAGAATGTGAAGACGAAACGGTAGATGAATGCCCGTTATGTTGGGGAATGACCGTAGAACAGTATGTTTCTGAATTCGGCAAATGCCTGGCTGAAGTGCGGGCGCATGGTGTGGAAGATGCCCTGAAAATAATGGGCGGATTCACATCGGACGAGTGTGGCGACAGTGTTTATATCGCCGTTAAAGACTTCGCCGCCAAACTTCGCCAGGGAGGTGAATGATGACAGCACTCAACAAACAGGCGCTGATTGCAAAAATCAAAAAGCAGACCGAGAGCTTTGACACAGTTGTGCTGAAAGAGGATGAAGCTAACCTACTGCTGAATGAGCTGGAAGCCGCAGAGAAGCGCATAGCAGAACTGGAGGCGAGGGCGATTACTCTTCCTCAGCGTCTTCAGCCTGGTGCTGATGGGTATGACGATTGGTATGTACACAGCGCAGATGATGGTGAATATCTCAAAGTTGATGATGTTATCGCGGCTATCCGCGCCGCTGGCATTGGCGTGAAGGGGGAGTGAGATGGCTGAGCAAACAATTTTGGATGTGTGCTGCGGCTCTCGCATGTTCTGGTTCAACAAGCAGGACACCCGCACCGTGTTTGCTGATATCCGCGCCGAAGCGCATACCCTGTGCGACGGCCGCCGCCTGGTTATCAACCCTGACCTGATCGCTGACTTCCGCGCGTTGCCGTTCGCTGATGAGTCGTTTCCGGTTGTGGTGTTTGATCCACCACATCTGGAGCGTGTAGGCCAGTCTGCCTGGATGGGTAAAAAGTACGGGCGACTGAACAAAAAAACGTGGCGTTCTGATTTACGTGTCGGATTCAAAGAGGCTTTCCGCGTGTTGCGGCCACACGGCGTGCTCATTTTCAAATGGAACGAGACGCAGATACCGGTTAGCCAGATTCTGGCGCTTACAGATGTGAAACCTGCAATTGGCCAGCGTACCGGAAAGAACGACAAAACCCACTGGATTTCTTTCGTCAAAGACGGTGATCAGCAGCAAAAATCTGACCGGCTACTGCACTACGCAACAAAACGGATTGTCGAGTTGGAAAGCCTGCTGCTGGTGGATGTTGAGGAAACTGTCTGGCCTGCTGAAGTGGGAATGGTCTACGGCCAGGTTGAAAGTGCCGGGGCTCTCCCTGCACATCACCAGCGCCGCCTGAAGCATCACATCAACCGCATGTGGCTGGAACAAATGCCGGTACCGGCCATCATTGCAGCGGCCCGGTCACTGGCCATCGCCATGGAGAAATACGCGTGAGAGAAATCATCGTTGATAATTTTGCTGGTGGTGGCGGTGCGTCAACCGGTATTGAAATGGCGACCGGTCGCAGCGTGGATATTGCGATCAACCACGACCCGAACGCGATAGCGATGCACACCACCAACCATCCGAACACGCTGCACTATTGCGAGTCCGTTTATGCGGTTCGTCCGAAGGTTGCGATCGCCGGCCGACGCGTTGGTCTGGCCTGGTTCTCGCCGGATTGCCGCCATTTCTCTAAGGCGAAAGGCGCTAAACCTGTTGAAAAAGCGATTCGTGGGCTGGCGTGGATCGTCATTCGCTGGGCGCTGGATGTTGAACCGCGGGTGATGATGCTGGAGAACGTCGAAGAGTTCAAAACGTGGGGGCCGCTGCTGGCGGCAGAAATGCGTCCGGACCCGGCGCGCATCGGCGAAACATTCCAGGCTTTTGTTGGTATGCTGACAACTGGTATCCCGGCAGATCATCCTGCGCTAGTGGAGTGCTGCGAGTTCTTGGAATTGTCGTCAGAGAGTGACCAGGCGCAGCGACTGGTTGCCGGGCTGGGTTACGATCTGGATTACCGAGAGCTGCGCGCATCTGACCTGGGTACGCCAACCATACGTAAGCGGTTCTTCATGGTCATGCGCAGGGACGGGGAGCCGATTGTGTGGCCGGAAGCTACACACGGAGACCCAAAGTCGGCGGCAGTTCTTACAGGCAAACTGGCGCCATGGCGTACAGCTGCGGAGTGTATCGACTGGTCAATTCCTGCTCCGTCGATATTCGAGCGCAAAAAGCCGCTGGCAGAAAATACCCTGAAGCGGATCGCGCGCGGCATACAGCGCTTTGTTATCGACAGTGCGTCGCCGTTCATCGTGAAGTGCAATCACACCAGCACCAAAACGAGTTACGACTGTTTCCGAGGTCAAGCGCTGGGCGAACCTTTGCAGACCATTACCAAAACCCACGGCTACGCGTTAGCCGTTCCACATCTGACAAAGTTCCGTACTGGCGCAACCGGCCAGCCCGTTACCGAACCGGTACCGACAGTTACCGCTGGCACGTCAAAACGCCCGGGCGGGAATGGGCATGCACTCGGGATTGTTGAGGCTGCACTGACACCATTCCTGGCGGGTAATGGTGGTAGTGAATACCAGGCTAAACCGCGCCCGCTGGATAAACCTGCTCACACCATTTTGAAGCAATCCCGCGCCTGTCTGGTTGCGCCAGTGATAGCCCGCCAGTTTGGGGCCAGCATCGGCCACCGGGCAGATGAACCGAGCGGAACTATCACCGCTGGTGGTGGTGGTAAATCTCAACTGGTAACACCAACGTTGATTCAGATGGGCTATGGGGAACGTCCCGGACAAGAACCGCGTGTACTGCGACTGGATAATCCGCTGGGGACCGTTACTGCAGGTGGCAATAAATTCGCAACGGTGAGCGCGTTCCTTGCGAAACACTACGGCGGTAACTACTCGGGACCGGGCGTCGGATTAGATGAACCTGTTCATTCAGTGACCACTGTTGACCATCATGCGGTAGTTGCCTCCCATCTGGTGAAACTGCGCGGTACTTGCCGGGATGGGCAGCCAACCAGTGAACCAGTGCCAACGGTGACGGCGGGCGGGCTGCACGTAGGGGAGGTGAAAACCACTCTTGCGGTCGATGAGTACGACGAATATCGCGCTCAGCAGACGCTTGAGTTTCTGCGGGAATACTGCGGCGAGGATTGCGACGGGCTGGTGACAGTTGACGGCATAACTTACCGCATAGTTGATATTGGCATGCGTATGCTGCAACCGCACGAGCTATACCGTGCGCAGGGCTTCCCGGAGTGGTACATCATCGACCAGGACTATCGGGGCAAGAAGTATGCGAAAGACAAACAAGTTGCCCGCTGTGGTAACGCGGTACCACCGCCGTTTGCTGAAGCACTGGTGAGGGCTAACCTGCCGGAACTATGCCAGTCGAAACAAATCGCAGCCTGACCTATAATCCCCTCCATAACATGGAGGGGAAATGAGCAATCAATTCAGAAGTAAACATGATATCCATCCTTTAGATCCTTACATAAAATGGTTGGCAAATAGAGCGTTCATGCTTGTTATTTGGCTGAGTATTATTGCAGTGGGAGTATTACTTTCTAAGTATTATGAACAGTGGAATATCCTTCCAAGATTTGGCTCAATTGGGATCATGATTGGTACGTTACTTACTCTATCGCCTCTTTTCGCCGATGGTATTTACCTTTCTCAAGCCAAGGCTTTTAGTTTAGCTCGAACGGACGAAGATGGGAAAACGTCAGCCACGTCTGATGAGGGACGTAAAGTGTCCATTAACATTTTTTGGGGTGTGATCTTGATAGTTCTTTCATCCATCATTAATGCCTTTGGTGACTATCTTGGGGATTATTTATGAGCGAATTTAACATCGCAGCAAAATCGAAAGAAGAGCAGGACAAGGTTAACGTCGACTTGGCGGATTCTGGTGTAGCGTACAAAGAGCGCCTGAACATGCTGGTTATCGCTGAGCAGGTAGCACGAGAGCAGCCAGAACATCTTCGAGAATACTTCATGGAGCGCGTCCGCTACTACCGTGAGCAGAGTATCACACTGCCGAAAGCATCCGATCCGCGCTATCTGGACATGGCTGCGCAGAACGAGAAGAAGTAACAGTTTGACACCTCCAGATTACGATTATACTGTATGTACATACAGTATTTATTGTGAGGTGTTTATATGGGCTTCCCGTCTCCCGCTAACGACTACGTCGAGCGCACCCTTAACATTGATATCCTGTGCCATATCGATGCCAACTGCATTTCCATTGAAACATCATCCGGGTATGCGGTCATCAACAGGTCGCTGAGAGTGCAGCAGGGCAACACGATACTCATCAATAACTGCGGCACCATGCAGTTTGCAAAGCTGATGGGGAAATCTCTTATCACGTCAGATGGTGAAGCTCTTGAAGGTCAGGTTCTGGATGATGTGAATGTGATAGGAGTGGTCACGTTTATCATAAATTCAACCAGACTATCAGAAGCAGATTCATCCCCGTTTTAAGCAAAACAAAATGGCAGACAACATTTGATTTAGCTTATCCCCATTCATCACTGAATACCGCAGTAGTTCGCTGGATCTCTGGTGCGTGCAAACTGGCCGTAGTTTTGTCAGCAGAAACAAATAGCGGCTTAATAAAACACTGCTAATTCAACCCGCTACGGCGGGTTTTCTTTTTTTACTACTGACAAGAAATTAACAATTTGTGCTCTTAAAGCGTTGATCATTTCCGTGTATAGGTATACTGTATAAAAACACAGTATACGCAACGGAGGCCATTATGAAAGTTGAATTAACCATTGATCGCATGAAAGAACTTCCTAAAGGCGCGGTACCAGCACTGGAGAAGGAGCTGCTTAAGCGCCTGAACGATCACTATGACAATTGCAGGCTCACAATCCGCCGTGCCGGGTCAGATGGGTTAAGTGTTTTTGGCGGTGACAAGGACGATAAAAAGAAAATTGAATCAATCCTCCAGGAAACCTGGGAAAGCGCTGACGACTGGTTTTATTAATTTTTTGGGTATTACTTTGATCCCGTTTGCATGGGGGAGTTTAAGTGAAAGAAAAAGTAGAATTGCCCAAAAAAGGCTATGCGGTCATCAGATGTCACGATGGAGTCATCGTTGCCAGACTGCAATCATTTCCTGAGTGTGAGCGCGCCCTGATGTACCGTCGCGGTAGCATGGTGTCTTTCATGCCTCTTCAGGATAATGAAATTATTGGTACACCTACGTTGTTTACTCAGATGCTGGAAAGGGCTGGTTATCGCGTTACCCAGAATTCTGTTACACTCCCGTCATAGGCCTGAACAACCTATACCTGCTGCGCCACAGGAGAAAAGCCCATGGCGCAAGATCAATTCAAGCAATCCCACATACTGACGTTAACCAGCGCCAGCGATTTTCTTTTTGCCGCATCCAGAGGTGCGTTATGAAGAAAAGCTGGTTTCAACATACCCAACTCACCACTGAGCAGGCTGACGAACTGGAAGCCCGCTATCTCGCAAAGCAGATTAAGACCGAGCGTAGTCTGGATAATGACTTCATTCACTGGACGATAAGCGCGTTCTTGCCAGAAGTATCTAAGCCTCCGCGTCAGGACAGAACCTGGCAACAACGGATCTGGAGGTGAATGTGAAAATCTACGATATCACCCCCATGGGCAAGCCGAGAATGACGCGGGCTGACAAATGGAAAAAGCGCCCCGAGGTTCTGCGTTACCGGGCTTTCTGTGATGAAGTTCGTCTGCAGGGTGTTGAGCTGCCGGAAAGCGGTTCGCATGTCACCTTCATTCTTCCGATGCCAGCGAGCTGGAGCAAAAAGAAACGGGCTGAGCTAAACGGTAAACCACACCAGGCTAAACCTGATTTCGACAACATGATGAAAGCCCTGATGGATGCCATTTACGAAGATGACGCTCACATCTGGGATTCACGCGTCACTAAATTATGGGGAGAGAAGGGACAAATAATTATCGGGGAGATTGCAGAATGAGGGCGCTGCTTAAACCCGTGGTTGCGCGTGAGCTTGGAATTGTGTTGCTTAAGCCTGGCAGCGAACTGATGCCATTATTCAGTTGTGAGCGTGTGCTGGTGGAAAGCCAGCCGGCAGACATGGAACGGCTGCCTGTTGGCCGTGTTCCTGACGTTCGCCAGCCACTTGCCAGTGACGAATCCCTGCGGCCGTTCTTCCTGGATGAAAAGGTTATAAAGGCTGCTGGTGGTTTTAGTGGTCTTGATTACTGGCTTCTGCGTTATGGCGGTAGTCGCTGCCAGTGGCCACACAGCGAATACCATTATCACGAGTTAACCACTCTGCGGCATGAACCAGGAGCGGTTCTTCTGTGTGGACATTGTGATAACCATCTGCGTGACCACTACAGCGAACAACTTGCAGGGCTGGCGAGACGTAATGTTATTAACTGGATTATCAATAGCATTATGGTGGCGTTGAATCAGGACCCTTCCAGAGAGCTGTCGCTGGCGGAGCTTTGTTGGTGGGCTGTGCGCATGGGGGTTTGCGACGCAATTCCTGAAACAGTAGCCAGTCGGGCGCTTCGTATTCCTTCGGAAGAGCATCAGTCAGTTATGCGTGAATGCGATATCGAACCCGGTGTAACCGCCACCAGCATCATTGCAGCCAAAGCCAGCGCAGTAACCGTGAACATGGCACCAGCACAGGTTCCAGCGGTAAAGCCAGTAATTGGTGTTCTGGTCGATCCTGAGTCCCCGCAAACCTATATGAAACGTCCAAAACGAATCCGCTGGACGGCCCCCGGATATCTGGCATGGATTAAAACACAGCCCTGCGAATGCTGTGGCAAACCATCCGATGACCCACACCATTTAATTGGCTGGGGGCAGGGAGGTATGGCAACGAAGGCGCATGATATTTTCGCGATCCACCTGTGTCGCCAGTGCCATACAGAACTACATAACGACCCGGTGAAATTTGAGCAAAAACATGTACCTCAGCCGGTAATGATTATCAGAGTGCTGGACCGGGCCTATGGGCTCGGTGTTCTGGCGTAAGGAGAAGAACAGGATGACACCACGTCAACGCCGCAATCATTTTGAAGCACTTGGTAAAGCTGCATCTGCGCCGCGTAAAAGCTGGCTGGGTAAATGCATTCTTCTGACGGGGATTCAGTCCGGATGGATTAAATCCCTGCTCACTACCTGGGGGGAAGGTGTGGGAGGGAAAACTGCACCCCGTATGCCGCGAGAACACGCATGCTGGAATGTGCTTAAGGGACGGAACTGGTCAGATAAGGCACTCGAGCGTTTTACTGCTGCTTTGAATCAGGCTCGTGAAGAGGGATTCCGTGGACAGCAGGCAATGAACAGGGCGCACAGCATTCTCTGGCCCCAGTCACCTGCCAGTGTGATTGATGAAGCCCTGCATAACGATGATGTCGATTTTGTTGAGCAATGCGTGTTGCAGGCGCTGGATATAAGCGATCCGGTTTATATAGTCGGTCTTCAGTATTACACCACCCGAAAAAAAATATCAGACATAACCCGGGAATTGCAGGCGATTGCGCCCTGGCTGACACAAGAAAAGGCCAGAGAGCGAGTGAAGTGGTGTTTACAGATTTTCAGAGCAAAGGTGTTCCTGTCAGCGAAGGCTCTTTTGGAAAACGAGGAATAACGTATTTTTTGCTTTTTTTTGCTTTTTTGTGCTGTTTTTTGTATCTGGTATTGAAAACTACCCAGAAAGTTAGATAATCCATTCATGCTTGGCAGAGCTGCGCCACGATGGCAGCGACGAAAAGCGAACAATTTGAATATAACGAGAACCCCGCCAGCGCGGGGTTTTTGCTTTCCGGCGATACGACAGGGGTATTCGCGAGGTGCATTGCACCAGTACCCCTGTCATATCGTCGATCTAATCTTCCACAAATATAAAGCCTCGCAATTCTGCTGGGCTTTTTCATTTCAGGCTTCCGGGAATCATCCGCTACGTGCTTTGTTGATAAATCCAGCCCGTGAAGCCTGACCCTTTTGAAATCATAGGGCTATTTGTTTGCAGTTTTGCTTTATCGGTCCTAATGTTAAAGAGCATTCAGTAAAAGCTCTCGTTTGAAGTTGTTGTGATGAATCCCCCTAAGCGGAGGGGTGAAACTGACAGTAAACAGTGTCATGGAATGACATGCTTAGTGCACACGGGTCATGGTTTGTCAGCCAAAGGCCCACCGGGAGGCACCCGGCATCGCGTTAACACTTCAGCAATGAAAAATGCTCCTTTTCTGGCCCGTTCATTCGAACGGGCTTTTTTATTCCCTTTCCACACAGCGCCATCCGAAAAATCGGAGGTGAGGCTATGACCAGAATGAGCACCATTTACAGCAGACTTTCATATGGATCAGGAACCACGCTTGCCGGCTGCGGTGTATCAGCGAAGGCATATGCCGAAACAGCTAAAACAGCAAAAGAGGTGTCCTGGATGTTGGCCGACAGAATTGCAGGGTTAAGCCTGAGCGACTGGGCAATTATTGTCGGTATCGCATGCACAGTTATCACCTGTGCAGTGAACTGGTATTTCCGCTGGAAAGAACGGGAGGATCGGCGCAATGGCTATGCCACCAAAGCTGAAGAATAGCGTTATTGCAGCTATACCCGCTGGCGCTATTGCTATCGCTGCGGCATTGATTACTGGCCCAACGGGTAATGATGGCCTTGAAGGTGTGCGCTATCAGCCTTATCGGGATGTTGTTGGGGTGTGGACGGTATGCTACGGGCACACTGGCAGCGACGTCAAAATTGGGAAGACGTACACCGAGGCGGAGTGCCGTATTCTTCTCAGAAAAGACCTGAATACTGTGGCGAGCCAGATTGACCCTTACATCAAGGTTCCGATCCCGGCAACAATGCGGGGTGCTCTCTACTCGTTCGCGTACAACGTCGGCGCGGGCAACTTCAAAACCTCCACGCTGCTACGCAAAATCAACCTGGGCGATACAAAAGGGGCTTGCGAACAATTACGGCGCTGGACATATGCCGGTGGTAAGCAGTGGAAGGGTTTAATCACCCGGCGTGAGATTGAGCGTGAAGTTTGCCTGTGGGCAGAGAAACCTCAAAATCTGAGTGATGGGATCGGGCCACTTAACCCTGGCATTCCAGTATCAGTTCCGGGGATATTCTGATGAGCCCGAGTAGCATTTGTTTCATTGCCGCCGGAATATTGGCGTGTTTAGGCATCTCAGGCTGGGGATGGTTCCTGTTTGTGGGGGTAATCCTGCTATGAGCATTCGTTCTCAGCTTATTGTCGTTGCGTTGCTGGTGGCCGTCGCATTCATCGCCGGTAGTGTATGGAGCAACCGCGGCTGGGAAAAAAAGTGGGCGGAACGTGATAGCGCGGAATCATCGCAAACAGCGAACGCGCAGACCGCCGCCCGTATGATTGAACAAGGGCGAATTATTGCCCGTGATGAGGCTGTTAAAGATGCACAAGCACAAGCCGCTAAGTCTGCTGCCACTGCTGCTGGTCTGTCTGCCACTGTTAGCAAGCTGCAGCAACAAGCCAAAAAACTCGCTACCAGCCTGGACGCCGCAAAGCACACCGCAGATCTTGCCGCTACCGTCCGAAGCAAAACAACCAACGCCGACGCCAGAATGCTCGCCGACATGCTCGGAGATATTGCAGCAGAAGCTAAACGTTATGCTGGAATCGCTGACGAACGCTATGCCGCCGGGATGACTTGTGAACGCATTTACGATTCGGTGAGAGAGTCAAATAACAATCCTATAGCCTCGCGATAGCGGGGTTTTTTATGCGCATCGCACGCGCACATCAAAGAAAGTCTTTCAGCTGTGAGCCTGGGCAAACCGTAAACTTTCGGCGGCTTTGCCGTGCGACAGGCTCACGTCTAAAAGGAAATCGTTATGAAGTTTCAGATTGCTAAGTTGTATCGCGGAGAGCGCTTCATGGGTTATGGAATTGCTGTGAATGGACAGCTTCTTGATAACCAGGTATCGACGGCTATAGATACTCAGCGTAGAGAACTCCCCACCGTAACAGCGGTATTTAATCTTGATAAAAACCACGCTGAAAACCAAATCACTATTGATTTGTGTAATGGTGAACCATGCCAGCACTAATTCCTCGCGCCTGTCGTAAGAGAGGTTGTCCTGGAACGACTACGGATCGCTCTGGTTACTGTGAGCAGCACCGCAATGAAGGCTGGCAACAGCATCAGCAGGGTAAGAGTCGCCATGAGCGTGGCTATGGCAGTAAGTGGGACATCAAACGTGCCCGCATCCTCAAACGTGACAATCATCTGTGTCAGAACTGCCTGCGTACTGGTCGCGCTGTTGCGGCCACCACCGTTGACCATATCAAGGCTAAGGCTCATGGGGGTACCGATGATGATTCGAACCTCGAAAGCCTGTGCTGGCCCTGCCACCGCTCGAAAACAGGGCGCGAATGCATTAAATGATAATCATTATCATCGTGGTGGGGGGGGGATCAAATCCCTGTGGCCGGGGGCCCAAAGGACCGCCGCCTAGCCTTTCTTCACATCGCCGCAGGTTAGAAAACTTTTTTTGGGGTCCCCAAGCCGATAATTAATAGGAGTTTTCGATTATGTCAGGACCGCCGAAAACCCCTACCCATCTGCGTTTGGTGAGGGGTAACCCATCAAAACGACCGATCAACACTAACGAGCCGAAACCACCTAAAGGGGTCCCCCCAGTTCCCAAGCATTTCGACAAGCAGGGTAAATACTGGTTTAAGCGGATGGCTGAAGAGTTAGACGCCATTGGAGTGATCTCCCAGCTTGATGGGCGAGCCCTTGAACTGCTTGTGGAAGCGTATACCGAATACAGACATCACTGCGACACGCTGGAGATTGAGGGGTATACGTACCGAACTGAAACGCAGACTGGTGACGTCATGATAAAGGCACACCCGGCAGCAATTATGAAAGCCGACGCCTGGAAGAGGCTGCGAGCCATGCTTGGTGAGTTCGGAATGACGCCTGCCAGTCGATCTAAGGTAAGTACAAAAACTCCGGGCGAAGATGATCTTATTGCTGAATTTATGAAAGCGAGGGACTAATGGCTAAAGTTGCCGATGGGATACGTTACGCCGAACGCGTCATCGCCGGTGAAGTTATCACTTGTGAATTTGTCCGTCTTTCCTGTCAGCGATTTCTTGATGATCTTAAGCACGGTGAAGAACGTGGCATCTATTTCAGCGAGCCCCGCGCACAGCACATCCTCAATTTCTATAAATTCGTGCCTCATGTTAAAGGAGCACTGGCAGGCCAGCCGATTGAGTTGATGGACTGGCATGTTTTCATTCTGATCAACATCTTCGGTTTTGTTATACCTCTGGTAAATGAAGAAACAGGTGAAGTTGTGCTGCGTAATGATGGCAGTGGCCGTCCTGTGATGGTTCGCAGGTTTCGCACGGCATATAACGAGGTAGCCCGTAAAAACGCCAAGTCGACATTATCCTCTGGCGTTGGTCTCTATATGGCTGGCGCCGATGGTGAGGGCGGGGCAGAGGTTTATTCCGCAGCGACAACGCGGGATCAGGCTCGCATCGTTTTTGAAGATGCGAAAAACATGGTTAAAAAAGCGAAACCCACACTGGGGCGACTGTTTGAATTCAATAAACTGGCGATCTACCAGGAGCAGACAGCATCCAAGTTTGAACCGCTTTCTTCTGATGCCAACAATCTGGATGGTCTCAATATCCATTGTGGCATCGTCGACGAACTTCATGCGCATAAAACCCGTGATGTCTGGGACGTTCTGGAGACTGCAACCGGCGCACGATTGCAGTCCCTTCTGTTTGGCATAACGACAGCTGGTTTTAACAAAGAAGGTATTTGTTACGAGCTGCGCGATTATGCCATTAAGGTGCTGCGTGGTTATAACAGCGAAGTGGAAGGCGCGGTAAAAGACGATACCTTTTTCGCCATCATCTTCACCCTGGATAAGGATGATGATCCGTTTGATGAAACGGTCTGGCAAAAGGCTAACCCTGGGCTTGGTATCTGTAAGCGCTGGGATGATCTTCGCCGCCTAGCTAAGAAGGCCAAAGAACAGGTTTCCGCCAGGGTTAACTTTTTTACCAAACACATGAATATCTGGGTGACGGCAGAGTCAGCCTGGATGGACATGATTAAGTGGGAAAACTGTGAGTTTATAGCCCCCCGTCATGAGCTGAAAACCTACCCGATGTGGGCTGGCGTGGATCTGGCCCACAAGATTGATATTTGCGCAGCAGTAAAACTCTGGCGGGCAGACAACGGCCACGCGCATGCAGACTTTAAATTCTGGTTACCCGAAGGGCGGCTGGAAAAATGTTCCGCTCAAATGGCGCAGATGTATCGCAAATGGGCTGAGCTTGGAAAGCTGGAACTGACCGATGGTGATGTTATCGATCATGCGCAGATTAAAGCTGATTTTCTGGAATGGATTAGCGGCGAAAACCTGAAGGAAACCGGGTTTGACCCGTGGAGCGCAACGCAGTTTAGCCTGGCTCTGGCAGAAGAGGGTGTGCCGCTGGTAGAGGTTCCGCAAACGGTCAGAAACTTTTCTGAGTCAATGAAAGAAGTGGAGTCTCTGGTTTATGGCGGGCGTTTTCATCACAGCAATCATCCGGTTATGAACTGGATGATGTCTAACGTCACCGTCAAGCCAGACAAAAACGACAATATCTTTCCGAACAAATCCACACCCGAAGCAAAAATAGACGGTCCCGCTGCGCTATTTACTGCGATGAGCAGAATGCTGGTTAACGGTGGTGGTGAAGCTGATTTCCTGTCCACACTCGACCCTGACGAAGATCTTTTAATTCTATGAAAACATTAATGACTGATGCTATCGGGCTGACAGGGTTCGGTTCGCTCGCTGCTGGCGTATATCTCCAGTTCGGTCTGGCTTCATCTCTGATGATGTCCGGTAGTTTGCTTTTGCTTTATGCACTGGTGGTCGCAATGAGGGGGAAAAATGCTGCTTGATGCCCTGTTTCGCAATGAACCACTGGAGAATCCCTCTACGCCAATTACTGGAGAATCAGCGGAAACGGACAATATTTTTGCCCGCGACGTTTTTGTCAGCCCCGAAACGGCGATGAAACTGGCGGCTGTTTACGCCTGTATTTATGTTATTTCGTCAAATATTGCGCAGATGCCGCTACACGTGATGCGTAAAACCAATAACAAGGTTGAAGCTGCGCGCGACCATCCTGTGTTCTACCTGGTGCACGATGAGCCGAACGTGTGGCAGACCAGCTATAAATGGCGCGAGTTAAAGCAACGTCATATTTTGGGCTGGGGTAATGGCTATACGTGGGTAAAACGTTCCAGACGCGGTGAGGTTTCCGGCCTGGAATGCTGTATGCCGTGGGAAACCACGCTACTCAACACCGGAGGTCGTTACACCTATGGGGTTTACAACGAAGAAGGCGCGTTTGCTATAAACCCTGACGATATGGTGCATATCAGGGCGCTTGGCAATAACCAGAAAATGGGACTCAGCCCGATCATGCAACACGCTGAAACGATAGGTATGGGGATGAGTGGGCAGGCATACACCAGTTCTTTCTTCAGTGGCAATGCCCGACCAGCCGGCATCATTTCTGTAAAAAGCCAGTTGAATGATGAAAGTTGGGGGCGTTTAAAAAGCATGTGGCAAAAGGCAGTTGTTGCGCTGCGTAGCCAGGAGAATAAAACAATGCTTCTCCCGGCTGAGCTGGATTACAAAGCGCTTACTGTCTCCCCTGTTGATGCGCAGATCATCGACATGTCCAAACTGAACCGCTCCATGATTGCCGGAATATTCAACGTTCCGGCACACATGATTAACGATCTCGAAAAAGCCACGTTCTCAAACATTACACAGCAGGCCATTCAGTTTGTCCGCTATACGATCATGCCGTGGGTAACAAACTGGGAGCAGGAGCTTAACCGACGACTCTTTACCCGTGCTGAGCTGGCGGCGGGGTATTACGTCCGGTTTAACCTGACAGGCCTGCTACGCGGAACCCCGCAAGAGCGTGCGCAATTCTACCACTTTGCGATCACTGATGGCTGGATGAGCCGCAACGAGGCGCGAGCCTTCGAAGATATGAACCCGGTAGACGGCCTTGATGAAATGCTGGTAAGCGTGAACGCGGCTAACCCGGCAGACGATTTTAAGGCACTAAAAACCGACGAGGAAAAAACCAATGAATGACCGTGAAACACGCTGCTATAGCGGGGAGGTTCGCGCGGAACAACGCACCGATGAGCCCACCCGCATTCTGGGTTACGGATCGGTGTTTAACAGTCGCTCGGAACCTCTCTGGGGTTTTCGTGAAATTATCAAACCCGGTGCTTTTGACGATGTGCTGAATGATGATGTTCGCGGGCTGTTTAACCATGACCCTAATTTTATCCTTGGTCGTAGCGCTGCCGGAACATTGTCACTGTCTGTAGATGATCGCGGTCTGCGTTACGACATTACCGCGCCGGATACGCAAACCATTCGCGACCTGGTGCTGGCTCCGATGCTTCGCGGTGACATTAACCAGTCGTCCTTTGCCTTTCGAGTCGCCCGTGATGGTGAGCACTGGTATGAGGACGACGAAGGGGTAGTTATTCGCGAAATATCGAAATTTTCCCGGCTGTTTGATGTCAGTCCGGTGACCTATCCCGCATATCAGGAGGCCGATTCCGGCGTCCGATCGATGAAAGCCTGGCAGGATGCGCGCGACAGTGGTGCGCTACATAACGCCATTAATCAACGAATGGCGCGTGAGCGCCTGCTGACTCTTCTTAACGCGTAAGGAAAAACCATGAAACTGCATGAAATGAAGCAAAAACGTAATACCATCGCCACTGATATGCGTGCTCTGCACGATAAAATTGGTGATACCACCTGGACCGAAGAGCAGCGCAATCAGTGGAACGCCGCAAAATCAGAACTGGACGCGCTTGATGAGCGTATCGCTCGCGAAGAAGAATTGCGCCGCCATGATCAGTCGTTTGTTGATGACCAGGAGCCTGAACAGCGCCAGCGTCAGGAAAATCCTGAAATGCAGGCAGAAGTGCGCCGTGCTGCAGCATTCGATCGTCTCCTGCGCCATGGCTTCGGTGAGTTGACTGCTGAAGAACGTCAGGCCGTTAAAGAACTCCGTGCGCAGGGAACGACACCTGATGATAAAGGTGGTTATACGGTCCCTACCCAGATGCGTAATATCATCATTGATGCAATGAAAGCTTACGGCGGGATCGTGAGCGTTTCGCAAATCCTCAATACTTCAAACGGTCAGGATATTACCTGGTCCACTTCTGATGGTACTGCTGAAGAGGGGGAGCTGCTTGCAGAAAACTCTGCAGCAACGGAAGGGGATGTGACATTCGGCACAGCAATTCTGGGTGCTAAAAAACTGTCATCCAAAATTATCCGTGTCTCCAATGAACTGCTGCAGGACAGCGGTGTAGATATTGAAGCATACCTGGCTGGACGTATTGCGCAGCGTATTGGTCGCGGTGAAGCCAAATATCTCGTGCAGGGTACTGGCGCTGGCACACCTCAGCAACCTAAAGGGCTGGCGGCTTCAGTAACCGGGACTGTTTCTGCGGCGGCGGCCGCAGCATTCACCTGGCAGGAAATGAACAGCCTGAAACACGCGATTGATCCTGCATATCGCGGTGGTCCAAGTTTCCGCTGGGCGTTTAATGACGGCACTCTTCAGGTAATCGAAGAGATGGTGGATGATCAGAAGCGCCCTCTTTGGCTACCGGATGTTGTTGGTGGTTCCCCGGCAACTGTTCTTGGTATTCCCTATGTAATTGATCAGGCGATTGATGCCGCGGCAGCTAGTAAGAAATTTATTTTCCTGGGTGATTTCAATCGCTTCATTGTTCGCCGAGTTTCCTACATGACCCTGAAGCGTCTGGTTGAGCGTTACGCGGAGTATGATCAGACCGCATTCCTGGCCTTCCACCGCTTCGACTGTGTGCTGGAAGATACAGCGGCCATTAAAGCGCTGGTGGGTAAGGCAGCGTAATCAACACTCCTGCTTTCTCCTGATGCCGCGTAAGCGGTTTTTTTATGCCCGCAGTTCGCTGCGGGCCGGGTAAAAACGATGAGCGAAATGATAGAGAAGCTAAGGGCTCAGTGTAGGATCGATGCTGACGATACGACGGAAGATAAAATGCTGTTGCTCTACTACGGCGCTGCAAGGCGTATGGCAGAGAATTACATCAACCGAAAACTGTATGAAGACGAGGTACCTGAAACTGATCCTGATGGACTCAGTATTGCTGACGATATCCTCCTGGCATTGATGCTTCTCGTTGGGCACTGGTTTGAAAACAGAGAACCAGTCAATGTCGGAAATATTGTTACCACCTTCCCGTTTGGTTTTGAGTCTTTGCTTCAACCGTACCGATACATACCGCTGTAGGGAGGGATTATGCAGGCAGGTCGATTACGCCATCGCGTTACTATCCTGAACTTTGCTTCTTTTCGCGATACGACAGGCCAGCCGGTTGAAGAGTGGCAGGAGGGAAAGACCATATGGGCGGAAGTGCTGGGTATCAGTGGTCGTGAGCAGTTGCAATCAGGAGCAGAAACGGCACAGGCAACAATTCGGGTGTGGGTCCGTTTCCGGCGTGATGTGACTGCTGCATCAAGATTAAAGGTGCTGACAGGGCCATTCAAAGGCGCGGTACTGAATATCATTGGTCCTCCCATACCCGACAGTAAAGCCACCAGGCTGGAAATACTCTGTAAAAATGGAGCGGAAAAATGATTGATATCAGTCTGGATTTTTCTGGCCTTGAAGCGATTTCCCGCGATCTGGAATTACTGAGCCGCGCCGAAAACAACAAAGTCCTGCGTGATGCCACTCGAGCTGGGGCTGAGGTTCTGAAAGACGAGGTGATAGCAAGGGCGCCTGAGCGAACCGGTAAACTGAAGAAAAACGTTGTGGTGCTGACGCAGCGATCCAGAAAACGCGGTGATATCTCTTCCGGTGTTCATATTCGTGGTCGAAACATGCGAACGGGTAACAGCGATAATTCAATGAAAGCCTCCGATCGACGTAACGCGTTTTACTGGCGATTTGTCGAAATGGGCACAGTGAATATGCCCCCACATCCTTTTGTCCGTCCTGCATTTGATACCCGCGAAGAACTTGCAGCGCAGGTTGCCATGAAACGCATGAATCAGGCTATTGATGAGGTGCTGAGCAAATGACGGAAGATGACCTTTATCTTTTGCTGAAACCGCTGGCCGGAGGGCAGGTTTATCCCTACGTTGCGCCGCTCGGCAGTGATGGTCAGCCCTCGATATCGCCGCCCTGGGTGATTTTTTCGCTTATTTCTGATGTGACCGCCGACGTTCTCTGCGGTCAGGCCGAATCCGGGATATCAATCCAGGTGGACGTTTACTCACTGACTCTTAAAGAGGCGCGAAATCTTCGTGATATAGCGCTTCAGGTGGTTAAGCCACTCAATCCCACCAATATAAGTAAAACCCCTGGTTATGAGCCAGAGAACCGGTATTACCGGGCGACGCTGGAATTTCAGGTCACTGTCTGACAAATCCATTAACTCACAGACCCGCTACGGCGGGTTTTCTATTTTCAGGAGACAAATATGTCCTCACTGTATGAAAAATCGCAGGGTACGAAAATTCAGATCACCTCTGCGCCAGCGACACTGGACACGATTGGTGCCGCAACCTGGCTGGATTTGCACTGTACTATCAAAGAGGTCCAGTTTACTGGTGGTCAGAAGCAGGACATTGATGTCACCACGCTGTGTTCCACCGAGCAGGAAAACATCAACGGCCTGGGCGCTCAGTCAGAAATCTCTATGTCCGGTAACTTTTATGTTAACCCGGCACAGGATGCGCTGCGTGAAGCTTACGATAACGACACCACGTATGGTTTTCGGATTGTCTTCCCCTCTGGTATTGGCTTCCAGTTCCTGTCTGAAGTTCGTCAGTACACCTGGTCTTCCGGAACAAACAGCGTAGTGGCCGCAACGTTCTCGCTACGTCTGAAAGGTAAGCCGACGAAAATTGATAACGCGCTGCGCCTTACTACCGATCTGCCTGACACCAAATCCGTTACCTCTGGTGCGGCCTTGTCACTGACGGTCGTAGCTGCCGGGGGAACAGCACCTTATTCCTATGTCTGGAAGAAGGGCGGCAGCGTGGTTAGTGGACAGACGACGGCAACATTCAATAAGGCAAACGCTGCTGCGGGTGATGCCGGTGATTACGTTTGTGAAGTTACCGACGCTTCCACACCTGCGGGAAAAGTTACTTCAGCAACCTGCGTCGTAACGGTAGCGTAATTCATCTTCATTTATCAGGGATAAAAAATGGCTAAGAGTCTTAAAGAACTGGCGCTGGCTAAAATGTCAGGCTTTCGTCATAAAATCATTACGGTCCCTGAATGGGGCGGTGTGAAGGTTGTTCTGCGGGAACCTTCTGGCGAAGGGTGGTTACGTTGGCAGGAAATTGCAAAATCTGGTGCTGATGAAGAAGGCGAGGTATCTGTATCAGAAAAAGCACACCGTAATCTTTGTGCTGACGTGGTGCTGTTCATTGATGTCCTTTGCGATACCAACAAGCAACCGGTATTCAGTGTCGATGAAGAAGAGCAGGTACGTGAAATTTACGGACCCGTTCACTCACGCCTGCTAAAACAGGCGCTTGACCTAATCAACAGCGCGGACGAAGCGCGGGAAAAGTCGCAACCCCCGGCGTAAAGTTTCTGATGGCGCTTGCGCTCCGCATGGGGCGCACGCTCTCGGAGCTTAGGCAGACCATGACAGCAAGTGAGCTTCTGATGTGGATTGAGTTCGACAGGCAAAGCCCCATTGGCGATATTCGTGGTGATATCCAGGCAGCTCAGATCGTCTCTGCCATCTACGGCTCACAGGGGGCGAAAGTACCGCTGGACGATGCGATCCTGCGCTGGGGTGGTGATGAACAATCAGCACCGAAGGACCCGTTTTCAGGGCTTGAGGCTGCATTAACAGCAGCAACTCAGTGACATTTATTCAGTAAGATAATAGGATTTACCTCATTGCTGATGTTTAGGGGAAGGTCATGGAAATCTTACTTATTTCAATTGTTATTGGTCTAATACCTGCACTGATTGCAAGTAGCAAGGGTCGCTCTTTTTTGGGGTGGTGGATTTATGGGGCTCTGTTATTCATTGTTGCCTTAGTTCACTCTTTAGTTATTAAAAAAGATGTACAGTTTGAAGAAAAAGAGAAGCTGGAATTTGATGGTATGAAAAAATGCCCGTTCTGTGCTGAATTAATAAAAAAAGAAGCCATCAAATGCAAACATTGTGGTAGTGATTTGTTATCAAGTGATCATCCCACAAAAACCGATGAAGAATATCTTGAGGAAGCCCGACGAAAAGTCTGGGAAAAATAATAATACAAACCGCTTCGGCGGTTTTTTTGTTTCTGGAGAATGAACAATGGCCACCTTGCGAGAACTGATTATTAAAGTGTCAGCAAATTCACAATCTTTCCAGACAGAAATTTCTCGCGCTTCACGTATGGGGCAGGATTATTACAAAACCATGCAGAATGGTGGTCGTCAGGCGGCTGCTGCATCAAGAGAGACGCAGAGAGCTCTAGCAGAAGTAACGAATCAACTTAATTCTGCAAAATCCTCTGCGATGGGGCTTGCTGGTGCTTTCGCTGGTGCATACGCCACCGGTCACCTGATCTCCCTTGCAGATGAATGGAGTTCGGTTAATGCACGATTGAAGCAGGCCTCGCAATCAACTGATGACTTCAACCAGTCACAACGCTCTCTGATGGATATTAGCCAGCGAACAGGAACCGCATTTTCAGATAACGCAAACCTGTTTGCTCGCTCAGCTGCATCAATGCGTGAATTCGGCTATAGCTCCGAAGAAGTATTAAATGTTACTGAGGCTATTTCTACCGGATTGAAGCTTTCTGGCGCAAGCACAGCAGAGGCGAGCTCCGTTATTACTCAATTCAGCCAGGCGTTGGCTCAGGGGGTTTTACGTGGTGAGGAATTTAACTCAGTTAATGAGAATGGCGATCGTGTTATCAGGGCTCTAGCCTCTGGGATGGGGGTCGCCAGAAAAGACTTAAAAGCAATGGCTGATGCAGGTCAACTTACTGCTGACAAGGTTGTTCCGGCATTAATCAGCCAGCTCGGATCACTTCGTGAAGAATACAACGCAATGCCGCAGACTGTGTCCGCAGCAACGACAAAAATTGAAAACGCCTTTATGGCATGGGTCGGCGGCGTAAATGAAGCAAGTGGTGTTAGCCGGACATTGACAGGCGCATTAAATGGGATTGCAGATAATATTGATGAAGTTGCAACTGCCGCAGGTGTTCTTGTTGCTGTTGGCGCAGCGCGTTGGTTTGGAGATATGGCATCAGGAGCATTTTCAGCAACATCTGGGTTATTAAATGCAGCAAAGAGTGAGATTGCACTTGCTGAAGCACAAGTGAGAGGTACTCAAATATCCACGGCTCGCGCTCGTGCAGCTGTGTATCGGGCACAACAAGCTTTAATTGCTACCAGGGGAACTGATGCTCAGGCAGCAGCGGAGAAAAGGTTATCTGATGCTCAAACATCATTAACCAGAAATATTTCGGCAAGGACCGCAGCGCAGGAAGCCCTAAATAATGTGACATCATTAGGTTCTCGGTTGATGGGGGGCGCTCTTGGGTTGGTTGGCGGGATTCCTGGTTTGGTTATGCTGGGAGCTGGTGCATGGTACACCATGTACCAGAATCAGGAGCAAGCTCGCCGATCCGCACAAGACTATGCAAATACTATTGATCAGATACGCTCTAAAACAAAAACCATGTCATTACCTGAGGCTTCAGATAATGAAGCCAAGACCAGGCAGGCATTAGATGAGCAAAACCGGCTTATTGATGAGCAGGCAAAGAAGGTTAGGCAGTTACGGGAAGAAATTTCCGGTTACCAGCACATGTTGGCTAACCCTGGTCCTACAGTTGCAGGTTACATGGTTAACCATCTTAAGAGCATAGATGATGCTACTCGAGGTCTTTCTGATGCTACTAATGCTTTAGCTATTGAGCAAGAACGCCTGGCACAGATGCAGGCTAAATCACAGTCTATTCAGGAGGTTCTTGAGGGGGTAGAGCATCGTCGTATTGCGCTTATACGCCAGCAGGCAGCAGAACAGAATTCAGCCTATCAGTCATTATTAATTATGAACGGCCAGCATACAGAGTTTAACCGTCTGCTAGGGTTGGGAAATGCACTGCTTATGTCTCGTCAGGGACTGGTTAACTCTCCGTTAAGGTCACCTCAGGCTGACCTTAATACTAAACAGGTGGATGCGATTGAAAAAAGTAGGCGTGAACTTGAATTATCTCGCCGTAAAGGTGAGGAGAGAGAACGCCTACGATTAAGTTATTCTGCTGATGATCTTGGCTTCGCTTCTAACGACCCTCGTTACCAGACCAGCCGTCAGGAGTTAATTAATAATGGCTTAGAAGAGTGGCGTAATAACCAGGCTAATAAGCCGCAAAAGAAAGGGCCAAAGAGCGATGCAGAAAAAGCGGTAGATACCTATGACCGTTTAATTAAGCAGCAAAAAGAGCAGATCGCGCTTGAAAGCCAAAACACTGAATTAGCGAAAATTAAATATCAGGTTAGCCAGGGGGAGCTTACTTCTCTCACAGAAGCGCAAAAACAAACCCTGTTGCAGAATGCCGCGTTGATTGATCAGCAAAAAATCCGCGAGCAATTAGCGGCGTATGAAGCCAACCTCGCTGATTCTAACGCCAGTGCGCGAGCATCTAACCAGGCGGAACTTACCGGGTATGGGCAGGGTAGCCGAATGCGTGAACGGATGCAGGAAATGCTACGCATCCGGGAGGAGTTTCAGCAGAAGAACGTTGATCTGCAGCGGCAGTACCAGTCAGGTGATATTTCGGAAGACCTATACCGCCAGGAACTGGCACTGAATAAACGTTATCTCGATGAACGATTACGAGATCAGGAAGCTTACTACTCAGCCTCTGATGCCCAGCGCAGTGACTGGACAACGGGTATGCGTGAAGGTTTTGCGAACTGGGCTGACACTGCTTCTGATTACGCATCTCAGTCTGCTGACCTGGTGAATAACGCAATGTCCGGACTGGTGGGTAACATTTCTGATGCTCTGGCCGGCAATAAGGTCGACTGGGAAGACTGGGCCAGTTCTGTGCTTCAGTCTATGCAGAAAATTATCCTCAATGCGATGCTGGTGGATTCTTTGCGCTCAGCCAGTAACAGCGGTTTTTTCAGTTCAATCGGCGGTATGTTTGGGGCTGGTGCTGGCGCTGGCGCTGCATCTGGCAGCACTCCTTCTGGCGCTTATAACTCTGCCGCATCTGGCATAAAGTTAAATGCGAAAGGTGGCGCATATGCATCTGAAAGTCTTAGCGCTTACAGCAACAGCATTGTTAGCACACCGACATATTTTGCTTTTGCAAAAGGCGCTGGGCTTATGGGAGAAGCGGGGCCGGAAGCCATTATGCCACTGACACGATCAGCTGATGGTTCGCTGGGTGTTCGCATGGTTGGCACTCCGGAGGCCACGTCAGGTGGCGGTGATACGATTATTCATCAGCATTTCTCTATTTCCGGGAACGGAGATGCCGCACTGAAGCAGGCTATGCAGGAAGCTGCGCGACAGGGAGCCAATGACGGCGCGAAACAAGCGCGTCAGGATATCTTGCAGGACTTCTCTAATCGCGGCCAGGCAAGGCGATTGCTTGGCGTGTAAGCATTATTAATATTCATTAAGCCGAAAGGCGGGAGACAGTTATGACTTTAGAACAACGAGTTGAGGCTCTTGAGCTTAATGTAAAAGAATTGGAAAGCCGGGTAAGCAATAAAGATAAGCAACTTTCCCGACTTGAACAAATTCTACGAAATCGAATTGATGAGTTTAGTGCCTATATTGATACTACTGCTCTAAGCGCTCGTGATACTTCGCGATAGCTACCTTTTCGAGTTCCTCAATGGTTGCCTTTCTGACATCCAGTTCACCTGGGTCAAAGGAAATTTGTACAAACCCTACTGGTGTATTGAGACCAACCGTTACATTGCAATTTCCTGGCCTTCCAGGGTCTGATTGCCAGTCAATATCTCTGATAGATGTGATGGAAAATTTTCCCATTAGTAATTTCCTTTTTCAGAGGTAATCAGCCATCCCTCCAAACATTGGTTCGCCAGTGTCCCACCACTGACGGGCTGAGTAACAACCATAACCAGGTATGTAAATCAGTAACATCCTGACAAATGATCAGTAGCGCCGCCGTGCGCAGAGTAATGCAGGAGAATCTATGGCTGTACTCGAATGGCCGGAAGATGTCTGTCCCGCGTCGCTAACCTGGCGACCGGAGAGTAATACCAAAACTTTTCGTTCTCCCTTCAATGGATCATCACAAACCGCACGCTTCCCCGGTACCCGCTGGGTATGTTCCCTGACCTTTAATAACCTGACAGATGAAAAATCCAGACGTATTGATGCTCTGGTGGCTTCACTCGATGGCGAGTATGGCAGGGTAAAAGTTCGCGACTGGGGGAGAAGTGGCAGAGCGCCAGCGGGCGTGCCTGTTGTTGATGGTGCTAATCAGACAGGAACTCAGCTTCAGAGTAAGGGCTGGACACCAGGAACAGTGGTGCTCAGGCAGGGCGATTATTTCACTGTTAACGACGAGCTGAAAATGGTTACAGCCGATGTAACGAGCGTGGATAACGGTACCGCAATGATTGCATTTGCGCCGATGTTGCGTGGTTCTCCGCCTGCTAATGCTGTCATTGAGGTTGCGAAACCCTACGGCATTTTCAAACTGAAGGATAACCAGCAGGGTGCCGGTAACCGTGTGCCGGGTGTTTTTACCAGTTACACGCTGGAGCTTGAGGAGGCATTTTAATGCTGTATTCCCCCTTTTCTGACTCGATGGTGGACTGGTTATCCCGCGACAGGGTGACGGTTGCGATCGCCGCTAATATTCAGTTTGAATCCGGTACCGTCTATGTGCATTCCGGTACCGGTCCGCTGGTTCTCGGCGGCTATGTTTATTACGGCATGGGGCGCATGGGCTCTGTTGATGATGCCAGTGAAACCAGCACGACAAGCCCGACGCAGGTCAAAATGACCCTCTCAGGTCTGGATATGGCCCTCTTTGCTACCACGCTGAATGAGCGATGCGTGGGCAGAAATGCCGAAATTTATCTCGTGGCCATGGATGATAGCGGCGTTGTCCAGGTTGCTGACCTCCTGTTCAAAGGGCGGGTATCCAGTACGGGGGCGACAGCCGGAGAGACGAACGCCCTGCAATACACCCTCAGTAATATTTTTGAAGACTGGCAACGTCCTTTTCCCGATCGCTATACCGATGAATCGCAACAGGCCGCTTATCCCGGCGATCACATATTCCGTTATGTGGCGCAGATGGCTGAACGTTCAATTTACTGGGGCAATAAAAAAGATGCACCAGGATTTACCTATAAGTGAGGAAGCATGAAGCATCCGGACTGGCATAACCGATTAATCACCGTAATAAGGGCCGCTGAAAAGCGGCCTTTTTTATGGGGTAGTCATGACTGCTGCCTGTTCGCGGCTGACTGTGCTCAGGCCATGTGCGGCGAGGATTTTGCGGCGGGCTGGCGCGGAACCTACGACAGCGAACATGGGGCAAAAAAGGCGATATTGCGCGGCGGCGGCTCGCTTGAAAAGGTGCTGGCCCGGTATCTCGATGAAGTGCCGGTGAAGCTGGCGCAGCGCGGGGATATTGCCGTGGTTGAAAATGCCGGGGCGCGGTGTGCCGGGGTGGTGTATTCCGGCGTTGTATGGGTACCTGGCGAAAATGGTCTTGTCAGCCTGCGGGTTAAGCCGCTGAGTGTCTGGAGGGTGCGTTAATGCCAGCTGCTATTCCTATCATTGCGACCGTTGCTGCGGGTGCTGCCGCCTCATATCAGTACTATGGGATCGCAATGGCTATCACCGTGGCGGCTCAGGTTGCAACTCAGGCGCTGACCAAAAAGCCATCACTGGATTCCTACCGTGACACATCGGAACGTAAACAGGTACTTCGTGCCGCAGCCAGCGCCAAAACGGTTGTTTATGGTCACACCACGACAGCGGGGACATTGTTCTTTTCAGAGGAAGAGTCGGGGCAACAGGATGACGGTGAAATGCTGCACCTGGCTGTTGCGCTGGCGGGGCACTCATTATCCAGTATTGGAACCGTCTGGCTAGGTGACGAACCGATCAGCAGTTTTCCGGAGCATGCGTCTTTTGAACTGCACACAAATCGCCAGACCGTAGATCCGTACATGCTGGCAAACTGTCCGTCATGGAAAGAAGACATGATCGGAAAGGGGATCACGTGGCTGCGCGTGTCCCTCAAATTCAGTGCAGAAAAATTCCCGTCTGGCATCCCGAATATCAAGGTCGAAAAGTACGGGCGTGCCGTTTATGACCCGCGTACCGGGTTGACGGGTTACAGCAACAATGCGGCGCTGGTCATCCTGGACTATTACCGCAATTACCTGAAAGTACCTGACGCCGATATTCTCTGGGAGCAGTTCAAGGAAGCGGCGAATATCTGTGATGAGGATGTGATTACTGGCAGTAATACCGTTGAGAAGCGTTACACGATTAACGGAGAGTTCGATCTCAGTGAAAACAAAGTCAGTATTCTGGAAGGAATGCTCGCAGCGTGCGCGGGGGATGTGACCTATACGGCAGGTAAACATGGCCTTCTGGTCGGGGCTTATTATGGCCCCGCCATCGAAGTCATTACCGAAAGCCAGCTGGCCGGTGATATCGAAATCATGCCGGAAGTCTCTCAGGCTGAACGTGTTAACACTATCAAGGGGACATTCGTCGATCCGCAGCAGGGCTATACCGAAGCGGATTTCCCCTCTGTGTCTGTCAGTGAATGGGTGACAGAAGACGAGGTGGAAATATCGCAGGATATGAAACTGCGATTTGTGACTTCAGAATTTCAGGCCCAGCGCCTCGCTGATGTGAAGTTAAAGCGTACCCGCATCGCCAGGACGATGAACGTAACGTTAAACCTGAGCGGATACCGTTACCGGCCGGGAATGTATGTGAAGGTGAATTTCCCGTCTATCGGCATCGTCAATGTTGAGATGCGGGTAACTGACTGGAAGTTCGGCGTTCAGAACGGCGTGCAACTGACACTGAAGCAGGAAACAGCGGATGTATGGGGCGATGCCATCGGTAAACCGATTGAGCGACCGCCGTTTACTCAGTTGCCATCCGGCGGCGTGGCGCAGCCGCAGAACCTGAAATACACCGTGGAGGAAATCGGGCAGGTCGTACAGGGCATTCTGTCCTGGCAGAACATTGGGCAGGTGGTCTACAACAAAGTGATCATTCGCCGTAATGGTCAGATTGTCATGTCCGTCCAGGTTCCGGGGACGTTCACGCGTCTTACCGGTTTACCGAAAAATACCTACACAGCACACGTTATTGCTGTAAACCAGATGGGGGCAGAATCCCCGGAAGCTTATCTGGAATTCAGTATAGAAGCGCCGCCGCCGCCCTCGCATGTTGATATTGAGCAGGGTTTCTTTGCAGTGACAATGATCCCCCGTCTTGCTGCGATCACTAACGTTTCCACCCAGTTCGACTTCTGGACATCAGGTGAGACGAAGCTTCCGGGCACCTCAACTGAAATCGTTGAGGGCAACGCCAGCAGAGAGGGGATGGGGACCATATGGACCAGCAATCAGTTGCAGGTTGGACATACCTATTACTGGTATATCCGGACCATTAACGCATTCGGTGCTTCTGCATTTATCGAAGTTCCTGCGCTGTGCTCAATGGACACGGGAAGCCTGATTGACCTCATTGATGATTCTGTTCAGAATTCTGATGCATTCCAGAACATCAAGGATGGTGTGGATACGAACCTGGAAGGCATTATGGAAAATGCTCTCGCTAATCATGGTACGGTCCAGCGCCAGTTTGAGCAGTATGGCGAAGTAAAGGCTGAAGTAATGACCGTCACCACCACGGTTGCAAATCTGGATGGTGCGTTTGCGGAGCTTGCTGATTATGTACAGGCGCAAATCGGCCCCGATGGTGAACTGATGGCGGCTGTAAATCAGAAATTAACAGCCGAAGTGAAAAACGATGGCACTGCGAAAGCATCATACACCCTGAACCTTGGCATTGTCAGAAACGGTGTTAAATACAACACAGGTTTCGGTATGTCTATTGAGCCTGATGGAAACAGCTATAAATCCACGGTTGTATTTGCCGCCGATCAGTTCGGCATTTATTCCGGTAATAACCCCGGTAACTGGCAGGCTGCATTCTTTGTCTATAACGGGCAGGTATTTATTCGCAGTGTGCTCATCCAGGAAGCGTCCATTGATTTCGGTAAAATTACGGACTCGCTTCAATCCTCAAATTTCATACCCGGCGTAAGGGGGTGGAATTTACCCAAGAATGCCAGCCCTGAATTCCACGGAAGACTGTATGCCGACAGCGGTGAATTTGCATTCAACGGTGTTAATAACGTTGTCAAAATTGATGGTAATGGAGTGACAGTTAATCTGTCTGGTGGTGGACGGGTTGTCGTCGGGAGGTGGTCATAATGCCGGAAGGGATTTTAATAGACTACAACGATGGCCGCCCGGTAATGGCGATTACTGCAGGGCTTCGCGCCCCCAGTTTTTGTACATCGTTCTCGGGCAGGTCACCCCAGCCAATGCAGTACCCGGTAAACACACCACTGGTTCCCGGTTCGCAGGTCATCGTGGTGCCAACCAATCCCATCTACATCTACTCATTTGCTTATTACGACGTGGCCCTTATGGCGAGCGTTACCAGGAAGGGTGACGCCGGGGTAATCATCGGTGCCGAGACAATCGGTGGAAATACCCTTAATCCGAACTGGTCCGGCTATGTTATGGAACTGCTGCCTGCAGCGGCTTATAACGAAGGGTTACTGGTTACGAACTCTACCGACTTCACCGCCATATCTAATCAGGCTGCGCTGATGACCTGTGCCTGGTCCGGGCGCATCACGGTTAATGGCAGTGCCCCCCTCCCGGTTGGCGGCATCCCTTTTGGTAAATGGGATAACCCGAATGTATCGGTGGGATTTGATGGTGGCAGCATTATTGTTCGCGATATCTCGTACACTGGCAGGGATGATGTTGCCGGAACGGCGACGATTGACCTGGTGATATTCAATCAGACAGCGCCTGTTGGTGGCGATGGTATCACCATGACCAACGCCGCAGGCCAGGTGACGTTCTCCACACTGAAGCGGCCTTTTGTATACGACCGACAAATTCAGATTACCGATGCATTTCAGAATATTGGCGGCGGGTATTGCCAGATAGTTTATACCGGCGCACAGGTACGCATGGATGGTGGCTATGGAAATCTGCGGGCAAAAGGGATCGTAATGTCAGGAGGTAGCATCAGGTCTGCCTATAACCGGGTTTTTGGTAATTACTTCAGCAATGGGTGGGATATGACCCGTAACAGAAATATCACCATGCCCATTCTCATTCTCCCGAACATGTACTGAGGAAAATCTATGTCAGCAGGAACACTCACCCTGACGAATAATTCTGCCCTGGTATCAGGGGCGGGGACTTCATTTACTACCGAATTGGCCGCTGGCGATTTTGTTGTTGCCACTGTAGGCGGCATTCCGTATACGCTCCCGGTCAAAACAATCGAAAGCAATACAGGGCTGACACTGGTCAGTAACTTTACCGGTCCCACGCAATCGGGTGCGGCATGGTCAGCGGTTCCCCGCGTGGCGCTGAATATGGTGACCGCCGCGCTGGTGACCCAGAGCGTAGAGGCGCTTCGCGGCCTGAACTACGACAAACAGAACTGGCAGCAATTTTTCACTGCGGACGGTGATGTAACCATTACGCTCCCTGATACCAGTCAGACAACAGGACCATCAGCGAAAAAGTTAATCAGTAGTGTAAGTCTTAAGGCGGATAAGTCGGCTCTTAATGATTACGCCAAAAAAGGGGTTAACTCTGACATTTCCAGTCTGGAAGGACTCACGACGCCTCTCAGTATTACACAGGGGGGAACCGGTTCAAAAAATGACAGTGATGCAAGGAGAGCTCTAAAGGTTGCGTGGGTGCATGAGGTGGCGAGACCAGGTGGCGGTATTTTTCGCATTCTGAATTATAACGATTCAGGGCTGATGATAATAGTCAGACGATTCTCTGTCATTGTTCCTCCAAATAGCGCAGGCGGCTGGAATTACAGTTGGAAGTCAGATGTCGGTGAAGCATTCAAAGAATACCCAGGCTTGTCGGTTCACGGCATGGCTGGAAACTCAAACACATGGTCGATTGGAACGGAAAGTGTATCGCTGGACGGCGCTGCTGGATTTGTATTCAATAATTCATCATCGACTGTAGAAGTCTGGATGACCATTACAGCAGTAGGGACCAGAACATGAGCAATCCAAGTGTGTATATTTCTCAGGAAAATATGATTTCAGGTGTTGTATTTAATGTTGACTACGAAAGATCCATGAAGATGCGTCTGGAGTTAGCAATCTCATCAATTCAACGGTTCAGCGCCCTTGCGGAGTTTGATGCTCAGGCATCAAACCGATTAGCCAAATGGAGTGAATACTACTCAGCCATTAACCCTGAGATGATGAATGGTAACTATGAAGGAGCGTACAAAATAGAACTCCCTGTGGACAGATGATAATGGTAAATATTGTGAGTTAAAAAATAGGGTGAGCATGAATCAAATCAGCAGAGCGCCCAGCCGTTATAGTTGATGTAATAATGCTACAGCCAGGCACATCTGCTTGTTAATCTTCAGCTAACCAGAACTCAGCCTCTTCAAACATTTCCTGAACAGTCCGGCTTATCTGTTCTTTCTCATGCTTGCTGGCGTCAGTGTTGATCGCCGGCAGTGTCATCATCGGTTTTACCCGGACATCAGCATCCGGGAAAATCCGGTGAACCCTCTTAGTCAATTCGCCCAGAATGATGTCTTTTGCACCGGGAAGCCCATCAAAATTTGTTTGTGGGAAACCACAAATACAATCATATGCAAATATCAT